ACTTACCAAATCACATTAAGATGATGGAACATATTACCAAACAGAATGCGCGATGGGGCTATACTAAGCTCATTGCAGACCCAGGCTACCTGATCCGCTCAAAGCAGACTGGCAACGTGTTTAACGAAATCACAGTCCCCAACCAAAACGCCTACGAGGTGATTCCCCTGCCGACATCCATGACGGGGAAGAAGGCGAAGAAAAGCGTCGGTAAACCCGTGACGCGATAATAAGGGTATAGTAGAAACTTTTAATGAGCAAACGATATGGAAGAAAAGAACAAAAAGCCATTCGACCCGCAGAAGCGCGAAGTTCGCTCATGCGGTATCGACATCAGCATCCGCGAAGCTGAGGGAGGTGGCGAAAGCCGGATAGTGGAAGGAACGGCTATTGTGTTCAATGCAGAGAGCAATGTGCTCGATGATTGGGGCGTAGAGTTCAGAGAGATTATCAAGCCTGAAGCCGTCACTCAGACGTGGATCAACAGTCAGGACGTAAAGCTCAACCTGATGCACAACCGACAGGACACCATAGGCCGCTCGCGTATGGGCAAGGGTAACATGCAGATAACCGTTGACGGCAAGGGCGTGAACTTCCGTTGCGAGGTGCCGAAGTGCGACATCGGCGACCGTGCGCTGGAGTTGATTCGCTCAGGTGTTATCACCGGCTGCTCGTTTGAGTTCCGTCCGAAGGACTATGAGATTGAAGAGCGCGGTGCTAACCGCGAAGTGCGAATCACTCACAAGGCATTCGAGAGCATCAGTGCGTTTACACTGGCAATGGATCCCGCCTACAGTCAGACAAGCTGTAACGCGAGGGAGGCTTGGGACTTTACGCCGACCGCCATCCGTGAACAGCAGGAGGCAGAGCAGAAGAAGCAGCGTGAGGCAGAGCAGGAGCGCGAGCGTCAGGAGAAAGAACGCCTGCTGATGCGCGAGCGTGAGAGGTCTGAGAGCCGTCGCTTGGCGCGAGAGAGAGAATTAGAACTAATGGAATATTAACCCCTTAAAACTGTTTTAAGAAATGACAAAAAAGACATTGGAAGAGTTGATGACTCGCCAGCGCGAGATCAACGACACCCTGGGCGGTCTTGATTCGACCCTCCAGAAGAGAGAACTGAATGACGAGGAGAAGGCTAACCAGTCGAAGCTGCTCGCAGAGTACGAAACCAACAAGCGCGAAATCTCGCTGGCTATCCAGGAGAAGCAGGCCGCTGCCGTGCAGGTCACTCCGAAGAAGGATGTGAACACTGAGCTGCGTGAGTTTATCAAGAGTGCGCAGAAGGGCAAGCAGTTTAACATCCCCATGACCCGTGAGGCTATGAGCTACGTTGCCCAGAGTGGTGGCTATCCCGGCACCGAGGGCTTTGTGCAGGGCATCACCGTGGTTGACCTGATTCCGACTGACCGTCCCGACGGCGACATCCTGCTGGCCGCTGGTGTGCCAATGACCACGGGCGTTGTGGGCAATCAGATTCAGTGGGCATTTGCAGGTGGTGTTGAAGCCGTCTTCGCCAATGAGTTGGCCGAGACCACCGAGCGTACCATCTCGCTCGACAAGCAGGTACCCATCCAGCAGCGTCTGACGGTGCGCGTGCGCATCTCAAATCAGGCTCTGGAGAATTCTGCCTACGACCTTCAGTCTTACATCGTGCGCCAGGTGGCAGACAGCATCCGCAAGAAGGTGAACTGGGCAATGGCTTCTACCACAAAGGCAACGGAAGTGTTCTATGGCCCGTTTGCTCAGGACGCAGAGAGCGGCACCTACGGTCAGGAGGGCTATGTGCCCGGCAAGCAGACCGGCACCTATAGCACCTTCTCGAAGGAGACCGCTGCTGAGATGATCGGCAAGCTCGCTGCCCACAACCTCGACACCGACAACGTGGCATTCGTGATGGGTGCAGAGGACTTCTGGAAGCTGAAGGTGACTCCGTTTGACCAGGGTTCAGGTATCATGCTCATCGGCAATGACAACCGTCTGTTGGGCATTCCCGTGGTGGTGAACAACGCCATCAACCGCTCTACCGAGAAGGGTGCCATCAGCGGCCACAACATCGGCCTTGGTAACTTCAAGTATGTGCCCACGATGCAGCACGGAAACATCCGTCTGAGCGTAGACGCCGGTTCTGCCGTTGCTTCTGGCACCGACGAGGTGATTACCACCATCAACGCCGACTTCTCGCTGACCATTCTGAAGGACGGTGCCGACGCATTCGTTCTGTACACAAAGAGCTGATTTTGCTTCTGTTCCAAAATAATTGCAACCAGTGGCGGGTGGGTGTGATGCCTGCTCGCCACTTCTTATTTTAAAAGATATGGAAAAGGATGAAATGAAACGTGAATTTCTCGAAAAGTACGAGGAAATCATTTGCAGTAACGATGAGCGCAAGATGGAAGTTTTGGGCGCGATGGTAAAGCGAGTGATGAACTGGCTGATAGAGAATGAGCCGGAAAAGGCGCAGGACTGTATCGACATGCTGGAGCGTGCGGGATATAGAAACTACCTGAGCGAGCATGAAGCACGGTCGATTGTGGTGAGGATGAATCCAGAGCCGCAGTGGTCGTTTGAAATGCTCACAGACACAGTGAACAGAATGGGAGGCAAGCTGGAAGAGATGCCATACTATAACAAGTGGGCACTATTGACAGACATGTGCAAGATTAAGAGCGACCAGGGCGAGACGCTGCGCGAGGCATTGCGGGTAGGCAACAACGACTTGCAGCTGGTGGAGCTGACGTATAAGATGGCGGTCAACGAATTGAAAGACCCTGACGGCGTGTACGACATCAGAAAGTACTTTGACCTGTGCTGACGCAGCGGCTTGACATAGAAGGGGAATGGCTTGTGACGGTGTGCTATGATGTCAAGCCTGAAGACTTGACAACGGTGGCGTACCTCATGGGCAGGATGGGAGCCAGCGAGCAGAATACCACGGAGGCACTGGAGAACCTGAGCGGCTTCAATGGCGGCGTGACCTATACGCCATTTGAGCGGCGCGAGAGCCTGGTGCTGATAGGACGGGCAGACTCACCCGTGCAGTTCTTCAACACCGTTATCCACGAGGTAGACCATGTGCAGGATCATGTGTGCAAGTACTACGGCTGTAGGCTGGGAACGGAGGAAGCGGCATACCTCCAGGGGTATATTGGCGGGCGGCTGTTTGCGTTTCTGATTGGGTAAACCCACAGCGCGGTTTTGTGGGAATAGAAAAAGAGTATGTTATGGTAACAAGAGAGAAATTCGGCATATTCAAAGGCGAGTTGGCCAAGTACCAGCTGACCATCACACGCGAGGACTTTGACGTGCAGACGTGTGACTTCTCCGTGCGTCTGTCATGGGGTATGTTCGGGCAGTATGTTGACATCGGGAAAAACGACATGTTCCGCGATGAAGAGTGGCACGTTTTCTTTATGTTTGACACCACGGAGATGACTGGCCCTATCAAGGCCACGACCACCTACTATCTGCCAGATACGGACACGGATGGCGGTGTGCGTGAGTGTACAGACGTGCAAGTAATCGGTTTTGTCACCGACTCGTCTTGCCAGCAGATGCAGCGATGCCGTATGCGTTGCAGAAGGAGTGAGTATGTGACATTTGAGCGCATAGAACGGAGCGATGCCAGTACGATTTGGCTGGAGCTGAGAACCAAGGACGGCGAAGTGCTGAGGACATCGGATGGAGAGATTTTGAGAGTAAAGAAAACAAATTTAAATTAATAAAACTATGGCAATTTATCACGATTTAGACAATACCGGTCAAGAAGTCCAGCAAAGACTTGACCAGGTTCCAGTGACGCAAGCCGACCTTGCTGAGGAAGTGCTCGCCCGTCAGGCGGCAGTAGGAGCAGTACAGAACAACGTAGATGCTGAGGAATTACGCGCCAAGGCCGCTGAGAAGCTGAATGCCGACGACATAGACGCTATCGAAGAGAAAATCCCGTCGGGTGCTTCGTCATCGAACAAGATGGCAACGGCAAGCGACATCAGCTCGTTGGATGCTGCTATCGAAGCCATCCTGCTGCTGATCCCGTCAGCGGCTACATCGCTCAATAAGTTAGCCGACAAAGCATTTGTCAATTCCAGTACCGCCACCGCCACGGCAACGTTCCGTGGAACAAAGAACCTTGTATCTGACTTGAATTTGGCCGTGGATGCAACGCATGAGCAGATTGCCGTAGCACTATCAGAGGCCGTTTCTGGAGCCGACAACAACGACTATGCTTTTGTGCAGGTTCCGACATCATCTGGTACACCTACGGAGATAAGAGTGACAGAACGTTATAAGTTTGACGGTACGGAATGGAGCTATGAATATGACCTGAATAATAGCGGCTTTACATCTGATCAGTGGGCGGCAATCAATTCGACCATCACATCGGGACTGGTGGATAAGTTGAACGCCCTTCCGAGCAATGCCGACCTAACGGCAGCACTTGGCATATTGACAAACGGCATTGCCGCCATCAACGAGAAGATTCCAACGGCTGCCACGTCATCAAATAAGCTGGTAGACACTGCCGCCATGCAGTTGTACATCACGCAGATACTTGACGGGATTGATGCAACGTTTAATGTCACCAGTACCGACGGCCACGTCACCATTCAGGTTACACAGGTCAACGGTGTTGTCACAAATGTTG